CTAATGTGCAGCAACCAACAGAAACCCAAAGAATGAACATGGGTGGTCAGGTTACTGGATCTGGTAATAAGGATACAGTTCCTGCAATGCTAACTCCTGGTGAGTTTGTAATGAGTAAAGGTGCTGTTCAGGAATACGGTGTCAATACTCTTGCAGGAATGAATGCTGCTGCTGGTGGTACAAATAGACCAACAATGAATGGAGGAAGAGCTGGTTATTCAGGTGGTGGTCCTGTTGGTATGACTGAAGATGAAAGACAGAATATACAAGCTTTAGCTAATATGCAACAGATGCAGATGAAGCAATTTTTTGGAATTACTAATACTAAAGCAGGTCTGATAGGTGATTTTGAAACTGGATTTAGAACGCAAACTCAAGAGGAACTTAATGAAGAAAATAATGAAAAACTTCCGTTAGG